CGATCAGTTCCGGTTCTAAAATTTGAGTTTATTATTATTACACACTAGGTTGGCATTCGACACATTGCTGTGCCGGGGATTTCCCCTGCATACCAATTAGACGAGCTCCAACCTACCACCTCCCCTCCGGAGTATAACTTGATTTACATCAAATCAGGGAATTGCCTGGGGACGAGGTAGGAGTTCACTTGAATTCCTAAGTAATAATAACACAAACTTTCTATGATATAGATTATAACATCATAGGGGGATTATCGTCACTGCTCTGGTCAGTCTTCATTAAATGATCACGGTTCAGATCAACCATGACCCAGCTGGGGGGACCTAGTTTCAACACTAGGGACCATCTGAGATCTACGTCATTCCACTAACTCGCTTAGACGCGGGAAGCGGAATTCCGTAACCTCAGGTGGATCCACATTGAGTATCACTTCGGGCTCTCAGCGGTATGACATCATCTCAACAAAGAGATCGGCCAACGATTGTCATTCATCTAGTGGGGTAACCAACCACACTAGTAAATAGAGAATGACCATCAGACCGAATCATCCAAGTAGGATGCTTAGTCATACATTTAAGAGTTCTGAAGAAGGGGGGGGAGATGGTTTCAAATCATCTCCGACATCAAGTGAGTCAGGAATTGACCCAAGAGACGTCTGACTGATATCTGGTAATCAACCATAATATCATGCCACCACCATCCCTGGAGCTAAAAATTGGACCCATCATTTTACTCATTCGGTAAGATTCTTAACAATTAACACGGTATTTCCTATTCAGAAATCCCGGGTAGTTGGATAAGATCATTCCCAGAATGTATCAGTAATATGATGGGCAACCCAAATTGAAGCTTCAGTAGAGCTGGTTTCGACATCTTGGTGAGAATCTTCTCTCACAGTCTCGCTATGAACGTGCTTCCTCATACAATCTTGTAATCTACACCATTTACGGTATAGATCGCTGATTGAGTTAAAGGGCCGTTCATCTTCACGTCGGAACCGTAGTCAAGAATTTTCCGGAAGATTTTCCATCGCTTCCTCTAACTTTGTGATGTCTTCGAGAATCTCTCATAGGAGAATCCGGAGATCATCCACATCGTAATAGGAGAGCGTTGGAACATCTTTAATCCGGTAGATATTGACGAGCCGGTTATACTCGCCAATTTCAACCATTTCTTGCAGAGCTGAAGTGGCACTATAAAAAGGAAAACGAGAAAGTTTCTCGAAATCTGACATGGTAGGGCTTTTACGCCTTTCCAGTCTGTCAGCAAGTTCTCGGCGCATGTCAGCAAGAGTGTAGATGAATTCTTCTATCCCTTTTCGGGTAAAGGTTCATGTTTCACTCAAGTTTTTCATGGTTGCCCAGAACATAAAATCCTTATTATAGTACGCCCATATTACGATGAAGACACGTAGACGAGTCGGCATGGTTCACAAATTCGCTCGGTATTTACTCCGAGATTTGTAACCAAGACCTCTCATCTTTAGGTAATCATTTAGTGAACATCCATGTTTAATCATGAATTCGTTCATAGTATCGGTTGAAAGGGTTGAGACGATGCAATCCCTAATAGGGACTACAAAACATCTCTTACCATTCACCCAAAACTTTTTAGCAAATTCTAATATCATCCCATTATAGGACTTTATTGACTTCGCTAAACCAATTGATACACCTAAGATCCGAGTCATGATATCAAAGTAAGCATTTGCCACTAACGTGTCAAAGATTACGATATCATCACCTAGGATCACGTAATCCTCAAATCAGCGTTTCCAGCCAACTTTACCTACTAAGTAGGCCGCTCACTGTACTACTACATGGTGAGTCACTGCTAGCATAACCCATGAGGAGTAACCTCCCATAGGTTGGCCAACAGCGTACTTCACAGCACTAAAACCAGTATCGTCCCGAGCTCTCTTAGGTAGAGAGTACGATCGGGATGTAAGAATGGAAGCCCACGCCTTCGATGGATAGTTCCCTAACAGGGGTGTCAATATTGACACCTGCAAACCGATCGGTAAACGGTCAGTTGCAGAACTTAAATCAAAGGAGAAAGCTTTTCCACGCTTATACTTACGAGCTAATTGATCCAACTTCTTCTCCACCACTCCAATCTGATCAAAAGTAGCATCTTCGTTAATTACTCGAAGAGCCTTTTGAAGCAGTTTATGGAGAGGGAAGAGGAGTCATTGGGTTCAACAGTCGACCATGGCAAATACTCTAACTTTCCCTGCAGGCTCATCCTTAAGACCCAGCTTTCCAAGTAAAGATACTTTTGAAGCTGAGGTATAAGGAGTTCCTACATGAGAAAGAGGAGGATCCGCCATCATCGAGCAGCGCTTCATATTCGAGAAGAATTCAAAGAACCCTTCTTGGTCTGAAGCATACATCATCATATCATCACGAAGATTATCGTCTGACATGATGGTGAATGCTGCCTCGTTTATAATACCAGGATTAGTACTAACAATAGGAACTCTAGCGTACTTAGGACGCTCTGGCAATACCATCATCTCTTCACGAGTTGTTGGTCATTGCTTAGGAGCGTTTTTAAGTTCGGTAGACAAATCCGGTCGCCAAGCATAGCCGGTTAACGGAGAAGCTTTTAAAATAGCGAAGAAGTCTAAAGGCTTCAACTCACTTTTAAGATTTTTCCCGTCAACCTTATGTCAAAACAACATAAGTGCTTGCTCAAACGATTCCCGGAAAGGACCTATGCCCATGTTAGTAATTCAATCCACGCCGGGATCTATTATAGAAGATACGGATACACGACTTGGAAAGCTCAAGACCCTATAAATAGAGACGAGAGTAGTCCAAAATCGTATAGTCCGTATATCCTTACGCCTCATCATAGAACGTTGGAGCCGAGGTATCCAGAGTGGAAAACCACTACGGTCCCTACGGACTCTACGTTTGAGAGGAGTAAGGTCTTCGACAATATAACCCGCTACAGCTTGCTGGATCAGCACGTAAGATGTCTTCAGGTACAGGACCAGTCCTTTCATACCTTCCGACTTGTGAAGATGATGGCACTTCTTAACGAAGAGTACGATCATAGCACAACGAGACCGTGAAAGACGACCACCCACTCAGGCGATATTCTTAATAAGAAAACCGATGAGTGGGCGGCCTCCATTTCTGGAGACCATACCATTGAAGCGGAGTAGTGCTCTCTCAATCAAGGCAGAAAAGGATTTTGAATTATCTTCTAATCCTTTCCGCCCTTTTTGAGAGAACCGAACCCGAGCTGTTTGGCCCGGGTAGGAACTGACAGAAAATGTCCGCAGATTTAAGCCAACATCCGTCTTAATCGGACTCCCAGTGTGTATTGGGAGGATGATAAGGTAGTTGTTGCGTTTAATCATGTGTTCATTTTCTTGTTTTGTTCCCCTTTTCGGCTTTCTACTCCAAATCAACACCTCTTTCCTCTTTCGAGGGGAGAAGGCATCTACTTTACAAGGTCCTATTGTGAATGCAGGAGTTTGAAGGGACTCCTCCTCACAATAACCTTACCAATTTCTTGGAAGTATTTTCCGACCCCAAACAGTTCCGGACGCTCAATTGAGAGCCAAAACTGTTGCCCATTCGGGTTAACAGACCATCCTCTTTCGAGG